ATATCGCTATTGGAGATAATGCATTTGGTAACACAGCAGCAGGTAAAGGAACTAATGCATTTGGTAATACAATGATTGGGCATTATTCTGGGTATGATATGACCTCTGGTGATTATAATACAAGTCTGGGATGGAATGCTGGTAAAGATATGACCACTGGTAATTATAATGTATGTTTAGGTTATGTTGCAGGAAAATCTGCTTCACCTTCTGGTGCAATTACAACAGGTACAACTAGAATATGTTTAGGTGATAATCAAATTACAAATGCCTATATTAAAGTTGCTTGGACAGTAACTTCAGATGAAAGAGATAAAGCAGATATAACTAATTTTACAGGTGGATTAGCTTGGATAGATGCTATGCGACCTGTAACTTATAAATGGGATGAAAGAAGTGAGTATGTAGATAAAGAAATACATAATGAAGAAGGGGAAATAATACAAGCAGCTGGAACATCAGCAGATATTTTAGCAGCCGTTCCTGATGGAACACATAAAAAAGATTCATTACAAATTGGACTAATAGCACAAGAAGTTTTAGCTATAGAACAAGCAAATGGTTATGGAAGTAATAATGATACTAGTCTTTTAGTAGATTTAACTGAAGATGAAACATCTTATGGATTGTCATATGAAAAAGTAGTTCCAATTCTTGTAAGTGCAATGAAAGAACAACAAACAATCATAGATGATTTAAAGGCAAGAATAACAACCCTAGAAGGATAATATATAAGATGCTAAGATGGTTTTTTAACTTAGGAGAAAAGACATGGTAGATACCACAGATAAATCAAACGATATACCTAAAGCAACTTTTGGTTATGTTAATGAAGAAGGCGATGCAGTAGAAACTGATGCTAACGCTTTTTCCAACATAGGAAAGATTCAATTCCAAAGAATATTGGAGTTACAAAACCAGAAAAACAGTCTTATTATTCAGATAGAAGAAGCGGACGTTTTAATAAACGCTAAAAAAACTTTTATCATGGATAATGAAATCAATAAATCAGAAGAAGATTCTGAAGTAGAAGAAGCAGAGGTAGTAAAAGATGACAAAGGAGATAGTAACGGAAAAAGTTAGTGCATTAGAACTGCACGAACAAATCTGTGCGATTAGATACGAAAACTTAGAGAGCAGGCTTGAGTCTGGCTCGGCTAGGTTTATCCGTATGGAATACCTTATCTTTGGTCTGTATGGAATGATTATAACTTCAGGTATATTACAAGGGGTATTAAGCTAATGGCAGGATTAACAGTAACCACAGAACCAACCGCAGAACCTTTAAGTCTACAAGAGGTAAAAGAATACCTAAGAGTAGATGATGCCACAGATGAAAGAGTGGTAAGACCTTTGATTCTTGCAGCACGCCAGTTTGCAGAACAGCACATGGGGATTGCCATCATGCAACAAACCCTAACATTGGAAATTGATACTGCTGTAGATACCGACAGTCCTTTACGAGAAGGCATGACCACTGCTCCTGATATTAATTACTACAAGAACTACATAACGCTTCCTAGAAGTCCTGTTATTAGTGTTACTTCTTTAAAAACCTACAACGATTCCGACACCGCAACCACTATGGCTGCAACCAAATACTATGTGGATAATTCTAGGCAACCCGCAAGGATAGTTCTTAGAACAGGGGAGACTTTTCCTGCTGCCTTAAGAGTGGCTAATGCCATTGAAGTTATTTATGTGGCAGGTTATACAACGGCTTTTTCTGTACCAGAGCCAATCCGATTGGGTATGTTGCAACACATAGCCTATATGTATGAACACAGAGGGGATATGTATGACGCAAAAAGCGGACTGCCTTCTCTCATGAAACAACTTTACGCACCTTATGTAGTTCACAAAGGATTAGGCTCAAGTTCCTTGATGTCTATAGGATAAAAAATGACTAGCATAGGCAAGATGCGGTTTGAAATTCAGTTGCAAAAACCAACCAACACCAGAGATACGGGCGGTGGATTAACCGAAGCATGGACAACGCTTAGTAATTTATGGGCGGACATAAAGCCTGTTAGGGGAACGGAAGGCTATAGGCAAGGTCAAGTACAAGAAAAGACAACTCATACAGTCACCATACGCTATAGGCGTGACATAGGTACTAATTACCGCATAGTATATGACAGCGACAACTACAACATAAAAAGCATTGAAAACGTGGACAACAGAGACAGATTCATGGTTCTTGAATGTGAGTTAGGGGTGGCTATCTAATGGCACAAAAAAGCGGAATTAAAAATCTTAAAGCCTTCCAAGATAAACTTGAAAGAAGAATAGTGGATAATCCAGAAAAACATTTAAAGACTTTAGTAACTAGGTGTACTCTTATAGTAGAAAACCATGCCAAACAAAGTATAGCTTCGGGCAGTCCTTCAGGAAGAACATACACAAGAGGGGGAATAAGCCATACCGCTTCTGCAGCAGGAGAACCACCTGCAACTGACACAGGTTTTCTAGTAAGTAATATAACCAGTAGTGTGAAAACAGAAGGCACGCAAGTAATAGGTCAGATAATAGCATCTGCTCCTTATGCCAAGCCTTTAGAGTTTGGAACTTCCAATATGTCACCCAGACCTTTTATGCAACCTGCACTAAATAAAAACAGATCAAAGATAAAAAGAATATTTAAAGAAGGCGGGTATATAAAATAATGGCACTAGGTCAATTTGAATTACAAACAGCCATCTACAGTAGGCTTAATGGAGACTCTACGCTAACTAATACAGCAGGAGTTTATGACGAAGTGCAAGAAGGCAATGCCTATCCTTTCATTACTATAGGAGAGGAAACAGTTATTGATTACGATACCAAAGATGTAGCAGGTGGAGAATTTACAGTAAACATCCATGTGTGGTCTCAATACAAAGGCAGTAAAGAAACCAAAACTTTGATGGACAGGATTCATACTTTATTGCATGATTACAGTCTAAGTGTTAGTGGCTTCAATATGATTAACAGCAGATTTGAATACAGCGACATTATGAGAGACCCCGATGGGGTCACAAGGCACGGAGTTATGCGATTCCGAGCAGTTATATTAGGTACTTAAATAAATACTAAGAACCGAACTAACAAGGTTGGCAGATGCCTTTAATATTAATTAGAAGGTAATTAAATACTACCTTCGTAATTGGAGAAAAATATGGCAGCTCAAAAAGGTAGTGCAATGTTAATGAAAGCAGGGAACGGAGGCGCTCCTGAAACTTTCACAACAATAGCAGGGTTAAGGTCATCAAGCCTTACAGTCAATAACGAATCCGTAGACGTAACTAATAAAGACAGTTCTAACAAAAGAACTCTATTAGCAGCAGCAGGGGTTCAATCAATTAGTGTTTCAGGCAGTGGCGTATTCACAGATGCAGCTAGTGAAGCAACAATTAAAACTAACGCTTTAGCTGATACACAAAATAATTATCAATTCTTAGTTCCTGACTTTGGTACATTTACTGGTGCATTCCAAGTGACCAGTCTTGAGTACTCAGGAGAATACAATGGGGAAGTAACCTACAGTTGTTCTTTTGAAAGTGCAGGTGCTATAACCTTTGCCACAGTCTAATCATGGCTTGGCTAGAAGTAACAGTCAAAGGTGCTAAAGGCAACATCCCTGCTATGCTTAATGGGGATGTACTTGAAGTAGCCAACCAGTTAGGAAAAGACCCATCTGACGTAACAGTAGATGGTAAGTCCTATAAGGTGTCATCAAGTTCAGTAGATGAAAGAGATGACATAATTAAAATCAAACTTGCAATGGCAAGTACAACGAAGGAGAAGTCAGATGACAAACCCACTAAAGGGCGAGATTGAAATAGAGTTAGGCGGTCAAACTTATAAATGTAGATTGACCATTGATTCACTGGTAAAAATAGAAGATGAACTTGACAAAGGGATTCTTGAATTAGCTACTGATATATCACAAGCTAAAGTAAGACTACGAACATTAATTGTAGTTCTTAGATACGCATTGAGGGGTGGTGGTAACGATTTTGATGATAAAAAAATCAAACAAATCTTAACAGGAGCAGGGATTATTTCTTCTTCTGCCATAGTTGCTCAACTTTTAGCAGATTCTTTAACTGACCCTGAAGCAGAAGAAGAAGGTGACTCGTCAAAAAAGCCACAGGAGACTCAAGAATAGAATGGAAACGTTACATACAAATATGTATAGGCATGATGAACATGCGACCAGTAGATTTTTGGGATTTGTCTTGTATAGAGCTATGGGAAGCCTTGAAAGGATTCAAGCAGTTTCACAGTGCTGAGTCAGAAAAACCTATGTCCAAAGACGAGCTAGATGATTTAATGGAATTATACCCAGACTAATATGGCTACAGTAGACGAACTAATTATTGCTATTAAGGCAGATACAAAAGACCTTAATAAAAAACTTGATAAAACAAATAAGCAATTAAAGAAAACAGGCAAAGAAGCAAAAAAATCAGGTAAAAATATTGGTGCAGCTTTCTCTAAAGGAAAAGTAGCTGTAGTTGCCTTTTCTGCAGTAATGGTAAAAATGGTTACTGTAATAGCTAAAGTGGGTATGGAGTTTGAGGATTTAAAAGATTCTTTAGACGTTGTATTTGGTTCTATGAAAGAAGGCGATAAAGCCATGAAACGGGTTTTTGAGTTTGCATCCACAACACCATTCCAAGTAGAAACAGCAACCAAAGCATTTATAGCCTTGAGGTCTGTAGGAATAGACCCCACCGCTAAAATGTTACAAACTTTTGCTGACACAGCATCAGTATCAGTAGACCAGTTAGGAACTTTTGAAGCACTTGTTAGAACAGTGCAAAGGTCTGCAGCAGGTGGTCTAGGTCTTGAAGAATTAAATATGTTAAGTGATAGGGGTATTCCTGCACTTAAAATATTATCAGAAGAACTGGGTCTTACCAAAGATGATATAGCTAAGTTTGGTAAAACAGTAGAAGGTGCAACTTTAATTACGACAGCATTACAAGAAGGCTTGGAAAAAAGATTTGGCGGTGCAATGGAAAACAAAATGGATAATCTTTCAACAAAGACATCCAATATGACTATTGCGTTCAAACAATTAGCAGACGAAGTTTTTAAAGACGGATTAGGAGATTTTCTTAAAGACATGGCAGATGCTTTAAGAGAAATGGCAGAAGCAGCGGTGTTAGCAAAGCAAGCAGCTTCAGGCAGAGGGTCAGGCGTAGGAATGGAGAGTCCTGTTTATACGGACAGAATGACCAAAGGGCAAAGGAAGCAAGCAAGACTAGATTCCATGCAAGCTAACATAAACGCTCGCCAAGAAGTGGCAGCTCCCTTGAGACTAAAGGTGCAGAGTAAAGTTGATTCGTCAAAATTGGACAGCGTTCGGAAGTCTGCAGCTATTGCATCAGGTGTGGTTTTTATGGCAACAGAGGCAGAAATTAAACAATTAGACCATTTAAACATACAGATAGGTGAACTTACACGCAACTATGATCTACTGATACAGGGTAGGACTTTACTTTCTGATCAAGAGAAAACAGATTTAATGAGACAAGGAGAATTGCAAAACAGTCTTACTTTTATCACTAGTCTTATACAAAAAGACATAGGGGCAACCGACCAGTTGGCTTTTGCCAAAGCTAATTTAACTGAAATATTTAGAGACAACGAAGATGCCCTTTTAGGCATGGGGTACGAAGAATCAAAGATTATAGCTTTGCTAGATGAACATGCTGAAAAAACAGAAAAAGTTGCAACCTTCAGCGAAGAAATGGAACAAGTTATAATCAGCACCTCACAAGCATTTGCTAACGATTTTGTTAAATCTCTTCTTGACGGAGAAGATGCCTTAGAGTCATTTAAGAATTTTGCTAAGAATATGGTTTCGCAAATCATAGCTATCTTTTTACAAATGACAGTTATTAATCAGATATTGAATGCAATTTTTGATGCAGGTTTGTCTACATACAGTTTTGGTGGTACAGGTGGTGGTAAAGGTAAAGGTGGTGGTGGTGCAAGGTCAGGTGGTGGTACAGTACAAAAAGGCGTGCCAACAATGGTAGGAGAAAGAGGTGCGGAAATATTTGTGCCTAATACTGGCGGTACTATCATGAACAACATGAACAGCAAGGGTATGGGTGGAGGAACTACTGTAATTGTTAATCAGTCTGTTAATTTTGCAACAGGTGTAGTTCCAACAGTAAGAGCAGAGGTAACTAAAATGATGCCTATGATTTCTGATGTAACAAAAGGTGCAGTGCTTGAAGCAGCGGTGCGTGGTGGTTCATTTAAAAAAGGATTAATGGGAAGTGGCTAAACTTATCTCAATGCCTACGACTCCTAACTTTACTAGGAGCAGTTTTAGTTTGTTTAGAGCAATCGGACAAACGGCTTCTCCATTTACAGGGAAGCAACAAACACAAGAATATGATGCGGTTTACTGGACTGCAGACGTAACACTTCCTGCCATGAATAGAACGCAAGCTAAAGAATGGCAATCTTTTCTATTGCAATTAAAAGGCACTACAAACCACTTTAAGTTTGCTGACCCTGATGCACTAACTAATACAGGAACATTCAACACAACGCACCTAATTGGCGAGAATAGGGTGGCTAACACCAACGTAGCCTTAACAGTTACTAATGCAAATACATTTACAGCAGGAGCTAGTACATTTGCTAATGCCATAGTTGGAGACTTCATTCACGTTACAGGATTGGCTAATGAAGAAAACAACGGCACACATAAGATAACCACAAAAACAAGTGCTACAGTTGTGGTTGTAGACAGCACATTAACCAACGTAAGTTCCACGAACAGTTGTAAAGTACAAATGAATGTTAAAGGGGCAACAGGGTTAAACCTTATAACATCAGGCAGTTACACAGGTACAATTAAGAAAGGAGACTATCTAGGAGTATTGGGTGCAGCTTCAGCAACAGCAGACCCAGTGCAATTAGTTATGGTGGTGGAAGATGCCGTTGTAACGGATGCAAGTCCTGACCAATTTTCAGTGCAGACAGAACCTAAGTTAAGGTCTACTCTTGCAAGCGGTCATTATGTTTTGTTTCAAGCACCTAAAGGAAAGTTTAGATTACAAGCCAATACTGTAGATTGGACTGCAGATAGAGCTTCCTTGTATG